GAACTGGTTGCCGGCGAGTAGATCAGCCAGATATTGCACCTCGATCACGGCGACGCCGTCAGGTGCCACCAGCGCCCCCGCGCCGGCGAAGAAGTCGTGCAGGTCGGCGACGTGCGCGGCCACGTTGTTGGCGACTACCAGATCGGCTTGACCATGCGAGCCGACAATCGCATATGCGACAGCTTCGCCGAACAACTCGACGGCCACCGAGAGCTCCTTGGCTCGAGCCGCGGCAGCCACATTGGCTGCTGGCTCAACACCGAGTACGCGTGCACCACGCTTGGCCAGGTTGGCGAGCATGGTCCCGTCGTTGCAGGCGATCTCGACTACGAACTTGCCATCTAAGTCGAACCGCGCATCCAGATCAGCGGCGTAGTCGGCGAAATAGGCAACGGCCGACGGGGACGAGCCGGTGAAGAACGCGTAGTCATCGCCGTACAGCAACCCGTCCGGCACGATCTCGGTCAACTGGACCAGCCAGCAGGACGTGCACACCACCAACCGCAGCGGATAGCGGTCCTCCGGCTCCTCGGCGGTCGCCGGGAACCGGTCGGCCAGCGGCGACGAGCCCAAGTCCAGGAACGGCTGCAGATGTGCCGCGCCGCAGCCGCCGCAGTGCGTCCTGTTCATGCCGCCCCCCACTTGCCGCGGAACCTGGTCACGGCCGCGTCCCAGCCGTCGAGTTGCGACACGTCCGACGGATTGGTCGTGTTGTGCAGCACCGACGCCCCGCCGGGCATGCAGTAGTTCGGCAGCCCGCGCGCGAGCATCTGCTCGCAGATGTCGTGGTCGTACATATGGAACCCGGTGTACGACTCGTCCCAGGTAAGATCCTGCGCGGTGGCGAGCAGCAGCCCGTCCAAGTAGGCGCAAGGACCGGAACTGCCGAAGTCCAACAGCCCCATCCGGGCGTCGACGGCGGCGCCGCGTCCCTCACGGGCCTGCCACCACGGCACGGCACGATCGAAACAGCCGATCAACCCGACCATGCCGACCTTATCGGTGCAGTGCTCGACCAGCCCGGCGCGGAGCCCGGCAGGGTCCAGGATCTGCACATCAGCGTGAACGTAACAGCGGATCGGGTTACGGGCCTCGGACTGACCCTGGTTGTAGGCCACCGCGATCGACGGCGGATCGTCGACCACGATCAGCTCGTCGTCGCCTGCGAGCTCGAGTGTGGCCTTCAGGTTCGCTTCCAGGATTTTCGCGTCGTTCGACGCGACGATGTAGGAGATCACCCCAGATGCTCGAACAGGCGGGACCGGAACAGCTCGCCGTCGGCGTCCTTGTGGGCCACACCGATCTCGTACACGTCGTCCCAATCGGCCTTACCGGTCAGCGGGTGCATATGCTCCACCACCGACGAGCGGGCGAACGCCCATACACCTCGACGTTGGGCCGCCGTCACGATCTCGTCGTCGACGAACCAGTGCCGATACCCCTCGTGACAGACCACCTTCGGTCCGTCCCACGACGCGCCAACCTCGTCCACGTAGCTGCGGCGGATCAACAGGTGGGTGGCGTGATCGCCGGACATCACCCGCGGATTCGCCAGATCGGCGGTGCCGACCACGTGATGGCGGCGAGACGCGATCAGCTTGGCGTTGATGAGCCAGTTGCGGTGGAACCGCACGTCGTCGCCGACCAGGAACAGCCACGGCTCGTCCGTGGCCCGGTAGCCGGCGTTGACCCGCTGCGCGAACGACACCTCGTCGCCCACAAGCACCTCAGCGCCCGCTGTACACCACGCCGCGGCGCTATCAGCATCGGTCACGGCGTAGACCGTGGCCGTGTCCGTCGAAGCCGTCAGGGACGCCATGAACGCCTCGGCGTTGGCCGGGCGCATAGTGGGGACGATGACGGCCGTGTCAGCCGTCACCGATGCCGCTCCGGCATCGCCGGCTTCTCGACCGGCTTCTCCGTCGGCGTGTCCACGGCCTTCTTCAACGTCCGCCGCTTCGGCTTCTCGGGCTCCACCCCCGGCGGCGGGGTATCGGTGAACAGATCCGGGAACGCCGCAACGATCGGATGATCGTCCGGCACCGGCTCCAGCGGGACACTGTCGCCGCGGAAGCCGACGAATCCGTTGATCTTCGGGTACTTCATGCCGTCACCTCTCCGCGCTGTTGCAGGTACGCGTCCAGATCGAGCAGCCGCTCCTTGACATGCCCGATGTGCACGGCGGTGTTCACGTGCACCGGGATGCCGGCCACGCCGGCCCGCCAGCAGAATGTGATGTCCTCGCCCACCGGGCGGTTGTCGTGCGCGGTCTCCTGGAACCAGGGGAACGCCGCATTGAAGCCGACCTGCCCGGTGCCCGGGACCTCGAAGTCGCGGATCCGCTCGAACACGGTGCGGTGGATCAGGATGCAGCCGGTGCCGGTCGCGGCCACCTGGAACATCGCATCCGGCGCCCACTCGTGGAACCGGATCACCTGCGGGTTGTCCTGCTCGCCCATCAGCCCGTACAGGGTCGGATAGATCCGGCCCTTGTCGATGGAGAAGCACAGCCCGCCGACGATCGGCGCGGTCACCGAGTCGGCGAGCTCGAGCAGCCGCTCGACCGTATCGGGCAGGAACACCATGTCGGTGTCGACGAACCACAACCACTCGGCGTCCGAGCCGTCGAGGAACTTGCGGACCACGTCGTTACGCGGGCCGGACAGATTCGCCGACGCCTGGTGCGCCAACCGGCCGCCGCCGTTGACGATGCGGCGGTGGAATGCCATGTCGTAGACGAGCAGGTCCAGCAGCGACTCGTGGAAGGCGGCGTTGATGTTGCCAGGGTGGCAGTACGCCACCACGACCTTCTCGTTGGTGCGGTCTTTCACCGCTCGGCCTCGAACGTCTGGCCGGGGTTGTCTTCGGCCTGTTGCACCGTCCTGGCGATGCCGCGCTCTACTTCATCGACTCGCCTGTATGTGGTGACAGTAACTCGGACGATCTCGCCGTCTTTGTAGTGATTCCTGAAGGTCGGTTCGATCAGTTGACCCTCGGTCCATTCGGGCGCATTGTCGTCCTCGACTCGGACACGCGCCGACCGGTAGCCGCCTGGCCCTTCAGTGGGGCCGACGATCCGGAATCCGTCGGGAAGTAGAGGATTGTCAATGAAATCGGGGAGTAGTTCGTCGGCGACTAGCACATCGTAAGTAGTCATCTGATCTCCCATGTAAGTTGGGCAGGCCAGCATGGGATCTGGCCTGCTCAACGATCTTGTGTGGGTCAGGACGCCTTCGCAGTGAAGGTCGCCGTGGTGTTCAGCTGCAGCAGCCGGAACGCGTCCGGGTCGACGACATCGCTGCCGACTCTCCAGAACGCAAACCATCCAGCTTGCCCGGTGGGCCTGTTCGAACCGGTCGACTTGACCATCGGCTCGTACAGCACCGACATCCCGACCCGGTCCACGATGTAGAACTCGCTGAAGTTGCCGGCGAGCAGGATGTTCGCGGACGTGGTGACCGTGCCGGTCATGGTCGACGCCTCGTAGATGGGCTGGCCGAGAAGCTGGTTCGGCACACCCATCCCCAGGTTCGCCCAGAACGCCGACCCGCCTGCGGTGTCGAACTGCCGCGTCAGCGAGAAGACCCTCTTGTTGGCGATCCACGACGCCTGCGCGGCGTCGCGGGGCCGAAGCGCATCGGAGACCCGATACACGTCGGCAACGGCGTACGCGTTGACGGTCGTGCTGGTGACAATCGAAGCAGTCACCGCAGCCACGCCGGTCCTCACGCCGTACGGCTGGCCGGCGGTGTTGCCGGTAGCGAACGCCGCACCCTCGAGACGGGCCTTCGCGTCGGCGAGCAGCCGGCCGAGCTCGTTGGCGAACCCGGAGTCGGCAAGCACCTCGTATGAACCGAACACCCACGCCGCGGCCTTCTGCGGCGTGATCGTCGGCTGGCCGAACGTCGGCGACTTGTCCGCAGCCTCGGCGCCCTCAGCCAACCACTCGGCGGTCACACCGGCGCTGGTGACGCCGTTCCAGGTGTCCGTCGTGATGGTCTTGATGGTGCTGATCTGCCGCAGCGGATCGATGATCCCGGCGTTCGTCAGAATGATCGTCGGGTCCAGGGTGAACGGCACCATGTAGCCGCCGTTGTCGTTCGTCAGCGACATCGCAGCACGCATCGCATCGCCCACCAGGGTGCCGCGCGACTTCACGTAGTCGCGGAACTCCTCGTGGTACTCCGGCGACCCGGTCAGCAGCATATGCCGGGCGATCGACGCGGCGTGCTTGTTGTCCAGCTCCACCAGCTCGTGCATCCGCTCCTTGGCGGCGTCGTCGACGTGCCGGGGGGCCTCGTCGATGGCCACCTGGGCGCGGCTCACGGTGTCGTTGGCGTTGAGCAGCACGTCGCCGAACAGCGACCGGAACAACTGCTCCTGGTTGTCGTACGGGTCGATGGTGCGCTTGATCTCCGGGCCACGGCGGCTGGCGGAAGGGCCGTCGCCGGACTCGGTAGCGGCTTCGGCACGCTCCACACGCGCCGCCTCAGCGCGGCTCAACACCTCGGCGATGTCAGCCTCGTACTTGAGTGCTTCGTCGTACGCCTTGTCCTTCTGCTTCCACTCTTCCAAGAGGTTCTTCGACCGGGAGACGTCCTCGTCGGTCGGCTCCTCCATGCGAGAAATGACCTCGATCTCAGCCTCTAGGGCCGCCTTCTCCTCAGTCAGAATCTCGCTCTTCTTGCGAGCCATTGCGTCGCTCCTTTTCCCTTGCCAGGTCTAGAAAGACCTCCTGCACTCGAGCCGACCGGAGTGCGCGAGCGCGCTGGTCCTCGGCGTCACCTGGTCCCGGGTCGGGAGTGGTGTCCTGCGTCTCCTGGTCCGGCTGATCCGGAGTGGTGGACGCGATCATCTGCAACGCGCGCATGGCCAGAATCCCGGCCTCGACGTATGCAGGCTTTGGCGTGGGGCCGTACTCGGCCAGCCCCAGTTCGAGACGGGTCACGGTGGGTGGCCGAGCACTTCGGCTCACCCTGGGAACCCGTGTCGGGTTGGACTTGAACACCGGGCCGCTGAACGAGTAGCCCTTGATGTCACCGTGGCGGATCGCCTCGAGCACCGACTCTGCCAGCGGCGTGGAGTTGTAGCGGGTGACGGTACGCAGACCCTTCCCGTCGGCGCGGATCTCTACGGGAGAGCCGATAGGGACGCTACCGAGATCCGACGGCGTGCCGTGGATGGTCATACCGTGGTGGTAGTACACCCCGACACGGTCGATGCCGAGGCCGATCTGGCGATTGAACGCCCGGCGGTCGATGACCTCGAAGTAGTGCCCGTAGCGGTCGGTGATCTCGGTCGGGGTGTCAAACACGGAGGCGTATGCCTCTACGGTGCGACCATCGCCGTAACCGTCGGCGGCGCGCAAGATGTGAATGTCGTCCAACGCCCACGACCGGGCATACGTCACCGGTTCGATGTGGTCAGTGGCCATCGTCAGCCTCCCGACGATCCGTTACTCGAAATGGCCGGAATCGGCTCGGACTCCGGCTCGGACTCAGGTGCTTGCAGGCCCGGCGGCTGCAACTGCACCGAGAACAGGCCCGAATGCTGCCCGCGCAGCCTAGTGATCTCCCCGGAGGCCAGGTACTCCACGATCGCGTCCGTCTTCCAGCCGGCATCGGCCAACTGCCGCGCGGTCGTCGCATCGCTACTGCGGATCTCCGCAGCATCCTTCTCGTCCTCACGCAGGAACTCGATGTCCCGGTCGTCGTACCACAACCGCGACGGCGAACCCGTCGGCGGCGGCACAAGAATCTCCAGCGAACCAGACGCCTTACGCCACAACGGCCGCATCGTGATCTGCGCCGTCGCTCGCTTCGCCTGACCGAAGTTGCCGGCGTTCAGCGAAGCACCCTGCATCCCCTCGGACAGGCCCACCACGGCGGGATGAACACCAGCCGCGTTCGCGATCCGCGTCTCGCCCGCGCCCTGCGTGACCTTGAAGTCAAGCTGCTTCATGTCAGCGCCGATCACCGTCACATCGGCCCCGCCGGCGGTGTACAGCGTCTTGTAGGCGTTCTCGACGCCCTGATGCTGCTCGTTCATCATGCCGATGAACTCGCGGAACTGCTCCGGGGTCATCTGCTGCGGCAGCGTCACCGCCAGATTCGGCGTCGCACCATTCTCGAAGAACTTCAGCTTGTGCCTCGTCGCCTGCACATCGCCCTGAATCTCACGGACCACCGGGGTCAACCACGTCATTCCGCGATAGCTCGCCAACGGGTCCGGCTGGTCGATGAAATGCGCCACCTCGCCGACCGGGAACGGCTCCGGCGCCGACCCCGACTTCGTATACAACCCGGCGGCCGTCATGTCCTTGCCGCCCTCGTAGTACACGTAGCCGACCCGCTTCATGCCGACCACGCCGCCGTTCGGCCCATACCGCGGCTCCAGAACAATATCCGTCCAGTCCGGGCGCAGCCGCACAACCTCATCGTCGATCACAGCGCCGAACCAGTTCCCAGCCAGGTCCACGTCCAGGATCATCCGCGTCAACAAGTCGCCGGTCGTGCCGCCGACCCACGGCCGCTCCAGGATCGACAGCGACTCATTCCCGAACAGCTCCCCCGGCCGGCCATTGGACAGCCGCTGGAACTGGAACCGGGCCTCGGAGAACACCTTCCCGCGCACCGCCTGGCACGCGAACACCGGGCCGCTCGTGCTGTACAGGTGATGCACATAGTCGATGAAACTGTCGCCGACCGGCTCGGCCGGCTCGTTCTTCCAACTCGTCCGATACCCCAGCGGGTCGCCCAACCCGCCGTACTGCATGACCTGCTGCAGATACCAGCCCAGGTCGTACCGCTCGATTTCGGGCTCGGTGGGGCTAAGAAGCGCGTCGAGCAGCTTCACGTCGCGCCTCCAGATATCGAATCACGTAAGCGGCGGCCATGGCCTCAACGCCCGCGACGAGCAGGCCCAGCGGTAAAGCGACAAGGAACGCGGCGATAGCGACCGCCACTACGCCGGTGATAGCGAGGGCGATACTCAAGGCGGTCATCCCCAGGCCACCATGCCTGCCACACCCGAATCGGCGCGCTGGATTGCCCGGTCATGACACATCGCCAATGCGTAAGCGGCATCGATCTTCCCGCGGCTCTTGGACTTCTGCAGAGTGAACCCGCGCTCGTTGTACCGAGGGATCGCGTTCAGAATCTGAGTGGTGAACCCGACCTGACCGTCGTGGCTGATCTCGGCCCGCTTGACGGCCTCGAGAAGCGACCCGAATGCCGGAGTCATCCGCTCCAACGACTGAGGTATCTCCACCATCGGAAGGCCCTCATCCGCCAGCATCTGCGCCGGCACCTCGAACAGTCGCGGATCGTACGCGATAGCTTCGACGTCGAAAGCCTGATCCAAATCCCGCAGATACTGCATGATCGACGTCAGGTCGATGGACTCATCCGGGGTGGGCAGCCAAATACGGGCCACCACATGCAAGCGGCCGTCCGGTCGTCGCTGGCCGATCACCACAGCGGTCGAATCCCGCTTAATCCCAACGTCGACACCCACCCAAGAGCGAGCATCGGGCACCAGCTGATACGGATCAGTCAACGATTCCCAGGACTTGCGACCGTCGGAACCCAACCAGCCGTCGGTGCCATCGACCCACTGACCTAGATGAAAGATGCGGAAGTGCGACTCAGGGCTGATCTTGACGGCGGTACGGAGGGCCTCGATGTTCTGATAGCCAGCGTCGAGGGCGTGGTTGGCGATTCGCCAGGCATTCTCGTCGTGGAGGTCGCAACCCTCGGGCGCAGCCTGCTCGGTGTAACTGAACCCCGGCAGATCACCACCGGACTCCAACCACGCCAACCGCAGCGCCCACAACGCATTCTCCCGGTCAAACCCCGGCGTGCCGGTGCCGACCACCAGGGACCGTTCCCGCTTGCCGGAGGCCAGCAGCATCGCGTCCCATGCCTCGAGCGGCTGGAATCCGATCTCGTCCATGATGGCGAGCGACGGGTCGAGACCCTGCAGGCCATTGACGTTGTTGGACATCGGGAACATCTCGCCGCCGGTCTGCTCGACGTGGATGCGGTGAGTGCCAATGGCGGTGTAGATGATCGACCGATCGGCGAGCTCGGGTTCCGCCTTGACCATGGCGACGGCGACACCGTAGATCGACCGGACAGCCTGCTGGGTGCGCGTGGCCACGACCGGCACTTGTGGTGCCCCCGTGTCGCCGAGTCCGTCGAAGGTAGCCCACACACCGAGTCCGGCGAGTTCAGTGCTCTTGCCCTGGCCACGCGGGCAGGACTTGACCGCCGAAGTGACGCCATCAGCAAGGATCTTCTCGAGCCATTCCTTCTGCGACGAGGACAGCCGTATCGGTTGGCCATGGCCGTACCCCTTGGGCGGGCGACAGTACGTCTCCATGAACCTGATAGCCCGAGCGGCCAGAGACCGAGTGCGCCATTTCGTCCACGGCCCGTCGGTGTAATCCGCCTGATGACGCCGGGCAGAGCCGCCATGATCCATAGACTGCCTGGTGGCCATTCCGACCCCCCCTGCACCCCAAGATCGTTATATGAAAAAGCGACAG